AATTTAATCCACCGCCAAGTGATAAATTTGATAGGGTATCTAGAACTATAGAAGTTTTGTATTCTGGTGTTAAAATCATGGGAACTAATACAATGTTGAAATGGGAGCTTGCGGAAAATATGACGCGACCATTTGCAGACACTACAAAAGTTGTAATGAACTATAATATATGTGCACCACGCATGTATAAAGGTCGTATAGATTCTATTGTTAATCGTATTACTGGTTTTGCAGATATGATACAATTAACACATTTAAAATTACAACAAGTAATGTCTAGAATTATACCTGACGGTGTATTTTTAGATATGGACGGTTTAGCAGAGGTTGATCTTGGTAATGGTACAACGTACAATCCAGCAGAAGCATTAAACATGTATTTCCAAACTGGTAGTATTGTAGGTCGTTCGCTTACGCAAGACGGTGAGTTAAATAGAGGAAAAATACCTGTACAAGAATTAACTTCATCATCTGGTCAAGCTAAAATTGCTTCTTTAATACAAACGTATCAATATTATTTACAAATGATACGTGACGTGACAGGTCTTAATGAAGCGCGTGATGGTAGTAATCCTGATAAAGATGCTTTACTTGGACTTCAAAAAATGGCAGCTAATGCTTCAAACGTTGCTACAAGACACATTAATCAAGCTAGTAATTATCTAACAGTTAGAACATGTGAAAATGTTTCTTTAAAAATTAACGATGTACTTAATTTCCCTTTAACTAAAAACTCTTTAATTAATAGTATTTCTGTTTTCAACAGTGAGGTGTTAAAGGAAATAGAATATTTAAATCTTCATGATTTTGGTATTTATTTAGAACTAGAACCAGATGATGAAGAAAAAGCTAAACTTGAACAAAACATACAAATAGCTTTACAGGCTGGTGGTATTGATTTAGATGATGCTATAGATATTAGAAGAATTAAAAATTTAACATTTGCCAATGAACTTCTTAAACTTAGAAAGAAAAAGAAAGCAGAGGCAATGCAGCAACAACAAATGGCTAATATTCAAGCTCAGGCTCAAGCTAATGCTGAAGCCAGCGAAAAAGCAGCAATGGCTGAGGTTCAAAAACAACAAGCTCTTACTCAAGAAAAAGTTAGCATTGAACAAGCCAAATCACAATTTGAAATTCAAAGACTGCAAACAGAGGCTCAAATTAAAAAAGAACTTATGGCCGAAGAGTTTAATTATCAAATGCAACTAACTCAAGCAAAAGCTAAATCAGAAAGAGAAAATGTTGATGCTGTTGAAAATAGAAAAGATAAAAGAATTAAAATGCAAGGTACTCAACAAAGTGAACTTATAGATCAAAGAAAAAACGATACATTACCTAAAAACTTTGAATCAGCAGGTAATGACGTGTTAGGAGGTTTTAATTTAGAGCAGTTTTCTCCTAAATAAAAACCATTAATTAATTATATATTATTTTATTATGTCAACACAAGTAAAACAAGAAGGTGATTTCAAAATGAAAAAACCTAAAGCAAAACAATTGGGGAAAATTGATGATAGCCCAATTAAAGTAGATTTAACAAAAAAAGAAGAAGATGCCGTTCCAGAACAAAAGACAGAAAGCAGCGTGTTGGAGTCAGTGGACAAGAGCGAAGAAGCTGGGCAAGAAACCAAGGTGGAATTGCAAAGCGTGGGAGAAGAAAACAAAGAAGAAACTCCGATAATTCAAGAAATTACAGAAGAAGAAGTTAAAGCGGAAGTTAAAGAAACAACTGAAGAACTTAAAGAAGCTGTAGAAGAAACAAAAAAAACAGGCAAGCCACTGCCGGAAAACATTGAAAAGCTTGTAGCTTTTATGGAAGAAACTGGTGGTAATATTGAAGATTATGTTAGACTTAACACCGATTATTCTAACGCAGATGAATTTGTATTATTAAAAGAATATTATAAAAAAACTAAATCTTACTTAAATCAAGAAGAAGTAAATTTATTAATAGAAGATAATTATAATTACGATATAGAAACAGATGATGAGCGAGACATCAGAAGAAAAAAACTCGCATTCAAAGAAGAGGTTGCAAAAGCACGTAACTTTTTAGAGCAAACAAAGAGTAAATACTACGACGAAATCAAGTTGAGACCCGGCGTAACTCAAGAGCAACAAAAAGCTATGGACTTTTTTAATCGATATAATGAAGAACAAAGCATGCGAGCTAAGCAGCATGAGACATTTAAAAACCAAACTAAACAAATGTTTAATAATGAATTCAAAGGTTTTGATTTCAATTTAGGCGAAAAAAGATTTAGATATGGTATTCAAAACCCATCTCAAGTTGCAGAAACTCAGTCGGACATTAACAATGTAGTCGGGAAGTTCCTAGACAAAAACGGAAATGTTATTGATCCAACTGGTTATCATAAAGCAATGTATGCGGCAATGAATGCTGATAAACTAGCAAGTCATTTTTATGAGCAAGGTAAGGCAGATGCTACAAAAGAAATAGTTGCATCGTCTAAAAATCCTTCTTCTGAGACAAGAAAAGCCTCAGAAAACGTTTATATTAATGGTCTTAAAGTAAAAGCAATTAGTGGTCAAGATTCTTCAAAACTTAAAATTAAAACAAGAAAATTTAACTAATTAAAACTTTTAAATTATGGCTAATGTAAGTCCTGTGTTTGGGTCAATTGTCCCTTCACAAAAACAGCAATTGTTAGCTACAAACTATCTTAACTTTGCTGACGGGAGTGGAAATGATTTCGCTCAACAATATTTACCTGAAATTTATGAGCAAGAAGTAGAGCGTTACGGTAATCGTACTCTTTCTGGTTTCTTGCGCATGGTTGGCGCCGAAATGCCAATGACATCTGATCAAGTTATTTGGTCTGAACAAAATCGTTTGCACATTGCATATGATGGCTTAACAGCTAATAGTGCATCTGTAGTTCGTATTGTACAAAGTGCTTCTGTTCAAGGTGTGGTTTCTGAGAATGCTACTATTGTAGTAATGAACACTGCAAACGGAGACGAATTAAAGTGTTTGGTAACAGGTGTTACTGGTACTTCTGGTACTTCTGGTAACTACGATCTTACTGTACTTCCTTATACTCAAGCTGATTTAGCTGGTGGTGGTGCTGGTGAGGTTACTCTTTATGACGCTGTTACTCCAATTACAACTTTGAAAATCTTTGTATATGGTTCAGAATATGCTAAAGGAACTGGCGGATCTTCTGCTTCTTATGATCCAGTATCTGTAGAGCCTCAGTTTACTCAATACAACAACAAGCCAATTATCATTCGTGAGCGTTATCAAATTAACGGATCTGATATGGCTCAAATTGGTTGGGTTGAAGTTGCTACTGAAGATGGAACATCTGGTTACCTTTGGTATTTAAAAGCCGAATCTGAAACTCGTCTTCGTTTTGAAGATTATTTAGAAATGGCTGTTGTAGAAGGTGAAAAAGTAAGTGGTGGATCTACAATTTCTGGTGTTACTGGTACTGAAGGTCTTTTTGCTGCTATTAAAAGCCGCGGAAACGTTCTTTCTGGTTTCTCTGCAACTCCAGCAAATGCTTTAGATGAATTCGATTCAATTCTTAAAAACCTTGATACACAAGGAGCTATTGAAGAAAACATGCTTTTCTTAAATCGCGCTACTGCTTTAGAATTTGATGATATGCTAGCTGGTATTTCTGCTGGTAGCAATGGTGGTACTGCTTATGGATTGTTTGAAAACTCTGAGGAAATGGCATTAAATCTTGGATTTAGCGGTTTCCGTAGAGGTTCTTATGACTTCTATAAGACTGACTGGAAATACTTGAACGATGCTTCTACTCGCGGCGGTGTTGCTGCAAGCGGAATTGATGGTGTTCTTGTTCCTGCTGGTACTTCAACTGTTTACGATCAAATCCTAGGAACTAACATCCGTCGTCCTTTCTTACACACTCGTTACCGTGCTTCGCAAGGTGATGATCGTCGTATGAAAAACTGGATTACTGGTTCTGCTGGAGGCGCATTTACTTCTGCTCTTGATGCTATGGAAGTACACTTCCTATCTGAAAGATGTTTAGTAGTACAAGGTGCTAACAACTTTGTATTGTTTACAGCTTAATTATTTTTTAGGGTAACGGGCCCTTCGGGGCCCAATACCTTATTTTTAACTATTTAATTTTATTATATTATGGCAACAGCTAAAAAAGCGCCGGCAAAAAAAGAGGCCGCCGCACCGCAAGTTATGGAAGCTCCTGTGGTTTCTAAGAAAAAAGAAGAACCCAAAAAACCAACTTGGGAAATTAAAGATCGAACTTATTTGTTAACGGGAAAAGTTAATCCACTAACTTTTACTTTGCAATCAAGACATTCAAGACGATACCCTCTTTTGTATTTTGATCCAAATACATCTGAACAAAAAGAATTAAGATACGCAACAAATCAAACATCACCATTTGTTGAAGATCAAAAAGGAGAGGCAACTCTTGGTCATATTGTTTTTGAAGATGGCGTGCTTACAGTGCCTAAAGAAAAACAAAATTTACAAAAACTATTATCACTATATCACCCTGCATTAGATAAAAAGTATTATGAGTTTGATTCAGTGAAAGTAGCAAAAGATGAACTAGAAGATATTGAAATAGAAATTGATGCTTTAAACGCTGCACGTGGTATGGATATTGATCAATTAGAAGCAATTTTGCGAGTTGAAATTGGATCACAAGTAAA